TACAGATAACGCAGGACGTTTTATGGTTTCATTCAACGATGATGTAAACTCTAAACCAACAATTGATACAATTTCAATTGATAATCTGCATGAAAAATATGAATACGTTGCTGACCACATTCAAGACCAAATCCTTGTAGCACATAGAGTAACATCACCTTTATTATTTGGTGTAAACTCAAAGAACAAAGGATTCAGTTCTAATTCAGAAGAAATGAAAACAGCATTTAGTATCTTACAAACAATGACAATCTCTCCATTCCAAAATCTAATCTTAAATACTTTAGATATGGCATTGACAGAAGGTGGGTTTGCTGATACTGAATTATATTTTGAACAATTAACTCCATTGGTAATTCTATCTCAAACTGCAGAAGAAACAGATAAAACTGTAACACAGGTTGAAGATGAAACAAATAAAGCAATGGAAAATCCAGCAACAATGGAAAACCCTGGTGACCAGACAAGTGAAGATGCAGAATTAGAGGAAGTACCACACATCAATACGAAATCACCATTCTTTAAAAAACAATACGAAGTATATAATCAATAATAACCATGTCATACGCATTATTCATAACAAGAAACGATATTATCAAAAATTCACCACTTCAGGGTGCAATTGATGCAGATGCTCTCTTACCATTTGTAAGAACAGCACAAGACAAGTATATGAAAAACCTTTTAGGTACTGTACTTTTCGAATATCTGCAAGCAAGAATTGAAGATGATACGTTTAGTACACTTTCTGTATATTATCAGGACTTAATGGATGACCACATCAAATATACTTTATTATGGTATGCATGTGTGGAGTACATTCCATTCTCTTCTGTGCAATTTAAATCAAATGGTGCAGTGAAACAACAAAGTGAGCAAGGTATCGCACCTGCTAAATCTGAAATAGATTACCTTAAACAAAGAGCACAAGAGAATGCTGATTACTACGCATTGAGATTGCAAAACTATTTGATTGCATACTCTAATCAGATACCTCAATACTTACAATCAGTCGGTAATCAAACACAGATTTATCCTGATATGACGAATCAATATTTTGGTGGAATACAATTATAATAAACATGCCTAATCAACAATTAGTACACGCAACCGGAACAAACTACACACTTTATTATAATATTTTGAATTATTTCAAAACTATTATGAATAATCATCCAGGTATTGCGCAAGTATCTCAAGGTGAAATAAGTGATATAGACCAAATACAATATCCTAACTATCCGTTGGGTAATGTGCTTATTACCAATTCAACATTTGGTTCAAACGTAACTGAATTTAATGTTCAATTAATTGTTGCGGACAAAATTAAAAATAGAAACAATGAATCCGAAGGACCAGAGAATAAACAAATTGTTCCTTTTTACGGTGTTGATGATTTGGTGGATATACACGCAAATACATTGGCCATTTTAAATGACTTAACAGCATATACACAAAGAGGAGTTGTAGGTTTTGAAATTGATGGGGAAATAAGTTGTACACCATTCGCCGAACGATTTAATAATGGTTTGGCTGGGTGGCAAGCAGAGTTCACTCTAACTACCCACAACGATAAAAACCGTTGTCTTTTTTTTTTAATTAACCCCTCTGGAAGTGGATATGTTATTGAAGATTGTAGAGATGGTGAAAGGTATAAAGCAGTTTTAACCGAATCAGGTAGTATAGGACAAGTGTTTGCAAGTAGATGGTTTCCAAAATCGAATGTAGACCTTACTACCTACTACGATTTAAATTGTTATACCATAGTGGATACATTTGAAGGTGAAAACGATTTTGATTATGTAAATTTACCAATAATGTATCTGCCTTATCCTGATTTTGGAACTTGTGAGTATTGCCAGTTATGGACAAACCCACAAATATGGAGTACAACTCCACAAAAATGGGGCCAAGGAACGGATGTTGCATTTAGAAAGTGGCAATATGATTAAAATAAAAAAATGAAAAATAAAATATAATGGGAAGTTTATCTAACTTATATATTTCGCAAAGTTATCAGTCCTTATTACATTTCGGAACTGATAGTTCAGCATCTGCTAATCTTACTATGTTGCAAGATGGTGTAGGACAGAATTTATACACTTATGTAAATACAAATGGTGACCTTTTAACATCACATAGTATTTCATCATCTATAATTGAAGCTACTAATTTAGTTGTTAAAAATAAATTTGAATTGACAGGTAGTGTAGATATTGATGGACCTGTAACTGCATCGACTGCATTAATTAAAGGTAATCTTAATGTAGTAGGTTCTATTACTGCAAGTGCAATTTATACTCTTATAGAATCTTCTTCAATTATATATTCATCAGGAAGCAACATATTAGGTGATTCTACGGCAGATATTCAAACCCTTAACGGAAAGGTGATTGTATCAGGAAGTGAGGAAATTACCGGGTCTCTGCAAGTGTCAAACGATATTAGTTCATCTACCTTAAATGGAATTGGAAATGTAACTCTTTATTCAGCATCTGTAAGTAATATATTTAATAATTTAGAAACTAAATCAGCATCAGTAGATATATCTCTTGCTGAATTAAATAGTTGGTCAGCATCCGCAAAAGTATCAATTACAAATTTAAATTCTACAACTGCAAGTTTAAATACTTCTGTAAGCAATTTAAATTCTTTTACAGCATCCCAATTAATTCAAAATTCTAATCTAGCAATTTGGACTGGTTCAACATTTGTAACATTTTCACAATCAGTTGACCAAAGATTGGATGCTGTAGAAGCATTTACTGGCTCATTGGTTGCAACGTTTGTAACCACAGCATCATTTAATACATTTACAGCAAGTGTTGAATCATATACTGCATCTACTAATATCCGATTAAATAATTTAGAGAGTACATCTGCAAGTGTAAATACATCTATAGCTAATATTAATGCAACAACTGCAAGTTTAAATACATCAGTAACAAATTTAAATAGTACGACCGCAAGTTTAAATGTTTCGGTAGCAAATTTAAATAGCACAACAGCTAGTTTAAATGCATCAGTAACTAATTTGAATTCATTTACTCAATCATATAGCGCAAGCGTATCAACTAGCTTTGCAGGAGTTGCTAGTAGAATAGATACACTATCATCATTCACAGCATCATACGCAACAACTGGAAGTAATCAATTTAGTGGTAATCAAACCATAACAGGAAGTTTAACAATATCTTCTTCAGCTGCAATTGACTTAAATGTAATTGGAAATTCAACATTTAGTGGTAGCGTAAGAGGTTTGGTTAATTCATTATCTGTTGCATCATCTACGGCTAGTATGGATTGTAGTTTGGGAAATTTCTTTACATTAACTTTGCCTTCATCAACTACTACTAGATTGGTTGCAACCAATATACAACCTGGAGAAACAATAACATTAAAAATAAATCAATCATCTCCATCAGGAAGTATAACATATCCATCATATTTTAAATTTCCGAATGCATTAGCATATTCTGCATCTGCAGTTGCTAATTCTACAGATATATTGACATTCGTTACATATGATAGTACGAATTTATGGGGTGTAGCAACTAAAAATTTAGTATAATATGTATATACCATTATCATTTATGGGTGGTTCGTCCGTTACAGCATCTTGTAATTGTGTAAATTATGTGATAGAAACATCACCTACAACAGGAAGTCAAATTACATATAAACCATGCAATGCAGAAGATTTAGTTATTGAAAACGTTCCTGCAGGATATTTTAGTGCAAGTTATTGTGTTGCTGATAATGTTTTTAGTTATACTAATACATTAAATAATTTAACAGCTGATAAACCATGTATTCAATCTAACTGTCAATCTTGTGATTGTTATGAATTTTGGTATCAAACATCAATTGCAGCAGGTCCACATTATATATCTTATATTCCATGTGGTACGGTTGCTTCTGCTACTCAATCAATAGGTCCATTTGGTCCTTTGGAAACTGGATCTTTTATATGTTCATTTCCTTGGTTAGTTCAAGTTAGCGGTTCTTTAGACATTGGTGGTGTAATAAGACAAGTAAATTCTGGAAGTTGTCAACAATTAAATCCAAGTTCAAGTTATGTTGGACAAATTGTTTCAGGAGCAGTTATTATACACGTAACAGGAAGTTATCCTAATCAAGGTGGATTATTAATGACAACACAATCTATATCAGGATCAGCTTTAGAAAGAAGATGGGGATATTATGGAACTGTTACAGGAATTAATAATAGAAATTATGGAACCGGTGCAGCTAATACATTATTATTGCATAATTATACACCAAATACTTCATCAATAGCAGCAAATATGGTTTATGGAAAAACTATTGGAGGATTTTCTAATGTATTTTTACCATCATATGGAGAATATTATTCATCAAGTTTAAATAATATTATATGGCCTGCTGGAGTAGTTGCAAATAATTATGTTTCATTGATTTTGCAACCAATGTTGTATAAATATCTTACAAGTAGCGTTTTATTATTAAGTGATGAAAAACATGATGGAACTACTGCTCAAAGACAAATATATGCCAGAACGGGTATATCGTGGGGAGCTAATGATAATGATATAGATAAAAATTCAACTAAAAATGTGTTTAATGTAAATGCAGCGATACACGGATTTGTATATTTTACTTCTTCTATTTCATCAATTTAATTATGGCAACACTTTTAGAAATAGCAGGTAAATTAGGAACGATTGTTTCTCAAAAAGCACCAAAAAAAACGGGCAATTTAAGAAGGCAATTGAAAGCACAAAACACCGGTAGAAATATATTGGGTGGGAGAAATTCTGCTCAAGCTGAAAAGCAAATCATCAACGATTTAAAATCAGGCACATTTACTTTCGAATTTGAAATAGATGTTTCACCTCCAGGAGCAGAATATGGTCAATGGTGGAA